AGGCGCGTCTTAATGCTGAACAATTCGAGAAAGATTTCAATTGGCTGATGGGTAGTCCTGCTGGCCGACGCCTGATGTCGGGATGGCTAAGAGACACAGGTATCTACGAGAAAAGCTATACGGGCAACAGTGAGACCTTTTACAACGAGGGACGCCGAGGATTCGGTCTTGAACTCCTTGGAAAGGTAAACACTCTCTGCCCGTCCAATTTCATAACCATGCTAGAGGAACAGCAAAATGGACCCAAATAACCCAGCAGCAGATCCAGCAGCAGATCCAGCAGCAGATCCAGCAGCAGATCCGGCAGCAGATCCGGCAGCAGATCCAGCAGCAGATCCGGCAGCAGATCCGGCAGTAGATCCAGCAGCAGATCCAGCAGCAGATCCAGCAGCAGATCCAGCAGCAGATCCAGCAGCAGATCCAGCAGCAGATCCAGCAGCAGATCCAGCAGCAGATCCAGCAGCCGATCCAGCAGCCGACGGAGCACCAGAGCAGTACAGCGAATTCGCTACCCCTGAAGGGTACAATCTCGACGAGGCGGCACACACCGCCTTCCAAGAGACGGCGAAGAAGCTGAACCTGACCCAAGAGCAGGCGCAGAACCTCATCGATTACGATGCGAAGCGCACCCTAGAAGGTACGGACGCTGCGAAGAAGCAGTGGAACGATACTCTCGAAGGGTGGAAGGCTGACCTGAAGAACGATGAAGTCATGGGCGGCGCTAAACATGAAGAGAACCTTGCTCTAGCGAACAAGGCCATTGACGCGTTTGGCACCCCTGAATTGCGTACCTTCCTCGACGAGTCAGGTCTCGGGAATCACCCCGAGCTGTTACGTGCGTTCCACAAAGCGGGGAGTGCAATCAGTGAGGACCAACTGGTGTTGGGCAACGGTGAAAATAACGCCAAGCCTAAATCCTTTTATTCAAATAGCAACATGAACAAATAACTGAGAGGTAAAGGCTATGACTACTTTAGCAGTAACAAATCCTACCCTTCTTGACCTCAAGAAGCGCATGGACCCGGATGACAGCATCGCACAAATCGTCGAGATGCTGAATGAAACAAACGAAGTCTTAGAGGACATGGGATGGGTCGAGGGCAACTTGCCTACCGGTCACCGTACCACTATCCGCTCGGGTCTTCCTACTCCGACATGGCGTAAACTCTATGGCGGCGTACAACCTACCAAGAGCACCACAGTTCAGGTCACCGAGAACACCGGTATGCTGGAGGACTATGCAGAAGTCGATAAGGCTCTTGCAGACCTCAACGGCAACACCGAGGCTTTCCGTATGTCTGAGGACCGCGCTCACATCGAGGGCATGAATGTCGAGATGGCGTCTACTCTCTTCTACGGTAATGAAGGTTCTGAGCCCGAGGCATTCACTGGTCTCGCTCCCCGCTTCAATGATTTGAATGCGGAGAATGGGGGCAACATCATCGTAGGCGGTAGCGCTGATACGGACAATACCTCTATCTGGTTGGTGGTATGGGGCGAGCAAACTTGCCACGGCATCATCCCTAAAGGGTCGGTTGCCGGTCTCCAAATGGAGGACAAGGGCCAAGTGACTATCGAGAACGTCGATGGTAACGGCGGTCGTATGGAAGGTTATCGTACACACTATCGTTGGGATACAGGCCTTGTGGTCCGTGACTGGCGTTATGTTGTTCGTATTCCGAACATCGACGTGAGTGCACTCACCAAGGACGCAACCGCAGGCGCGGATCTTGTGGACCTGATGACTCAGGCTCTCGAGCTCGTACCCAACCTGAATATGGGGCGTCCTGCGTTCTATATGAACCGCACCGTTCGTTCTATCCTGCGTCGTCAGATTAAGAACGAGGTCAACAACTCTACGTTGACTATGGAAACCGTGGCAGGTAAGCGGGTTATGTCGTTCGACGAGGTTCCAGTTCGTCGTTGCGATTCAATCGTCAACAACGAGTCACTGGTTAGCTAATCGCTAACTGGAACCCCGTAACTTTTCAGGAGTAAATGAAAATGATTTTAGATTCAAGAGGCGAATTCGCTGACGCGGTCTCTGTTGCAGCAGCAGCAAGTACCGCGCTCATCGGCAACGTAATTGACCTCACGGTCGCACGCGACATCGGTAATGGCGAGCCCATGTACCTGATGATCACAACCGACACCGAGATCATCACCGGCGGCACGGCTGGCACCATCGCGTTCCAGCTCGCGTCTGATGCTCAAGCGGCTATCGCTACCGACGGCTCGGCCACTATCCACTTCCAGACCGGGGACTTCGTGACCGATGATGCGGCTGCGAACGATGACGAGCTGAACGTAGGCGGCGTTATCGCTATGATTGCCCTCCCGTTGGAAGGCAAGTCATACGAGCGTTACCTCGGTATCCTTGCGGTCATCGGTACCACTACCGTAACCGCGGGCGCCATCAACGCGTTCCTGACTGCTGATCCTCACGGATGGGCTGCTCAACCCGACGCACTTTAAGGGGTAAGTCATCATGGCAACTAAGAGTATAAGAGTATGCGCCACGAAGACTTGCTTCATCCGAGGCCACCGCCGCAAGGCGGGGGATAAGTTCTATGTCACTGCTAACGATTTCAGTAAGTCGTGCATGGAAAAGCTCGGTAAGCAGAAGGTCGAGGTGGTTGATGGTGAGGCCGCTGTTAAGGCGATTGACGATATGAACGTCAAAGAGCTGAAGGCAGAACTCGCGAAGAAGGGTATCTCTTCGCCAGCGAGCGCCAACAAAGCGTCATTGGCTGAACTGTTGAAAGGCAGTGAAGGTCTTGGCGGCGGTGAAGGCGGCGGTGAAGGCGGCGATGACGACAACGGTGAAGGCGGCGACGCCGGAGACGATGGCGGCAACGACGACTTAGGCTAAGTCAGTAAGTAAAGCGAGGCGGGGAAACCCGCCCCGTTTTCTATAACATCCTGCTCAGGGTGCTACAGAAAGCGAATTCAAGGGGAGCACTATGGCATCCGAAGTAGATATCTGTAACTTGGCTCTCTCCCATCTTGGGCAGAGCAGGCAGATCACCAGCATCTCACCACCGGACGGCTCCGCCGAAGCGGCACTCTGCCACCGGTTCTACCCTATCGCCCGGGGCATGAACCTCGAGGCGCATAACTGGGGTTTTGCTACTCGCCGGGCCACGCTCGCAGTGACGGGCACCCCGCCTGCGGGGTGGGCGGTCCAGTATGCGATGCCAAGCGACGCACTACAGATTCAAGATCTATTCATTGAAGGCGACGATACCCCTCAAGAGTACGCCGTCGAGCAGGATGGTTCCACGGGTAACACTGTGATCTTCACCAACATCGAGAACGCCGAGGCCAAGTACACTACCCTCGTCACCGACGTCAATAAATATTCGAGCACGGGGCAATTCGCGCTCTCGTTGTTGCTATCTTCGTTCCTCGCGGGGCCAATCATCAAGGGTAAGGCGGGCAAGACCGTCGCTAAAGAACAGCGCAACGAATTCCTCGTCTATCTCGGCGAGGAGCAACTCAACGACGCCGAGGGGCAAACGGAGCAAGTCAAGGCCGAGCCCGCCTACGTCGCGGTGAGGGTTAAACCTTCTAGCATAAGAGCACGCCGCTAATGGCCGAGGACGTACTACGCGCATCCTTCGACGCGGGAGAGCTTGGCCCCGAGCTACACGGGCGGGTTGATCTGGCGAAGTTCCAGACTGGTCTCAAGAAGTGTCGTAACTTCGTCACACGCCCCCAAGGCGCGGCGGTCAACCGCGGGGGATTTGAGTTCGTGAAGGAGGTCAAGTATTCAGACAAGATGACTCGACTCATCCCGTTCATCTTCTCCCCTACGCAGGCCTACGTCATCGAGTTTGGGGACCAATACGTGCGCTTCCACACAGAAGCGGCGACTATTCTCGAAGCGACACAGAACATCACTGCCGTCACTTCAGCCAATCCCCCCGTGGCGACCATCACGAGCCACGGCTACGTGAACGGCGACGAGCCCTTCATCGACGACCTACCCGGCGACTTTGCGGTCCTGAACGGCCGCTATCTGCGGGTGGCGAATGTCACGACCCACACCTTCGAGCTGCAAGACGAGCTCGGTGTCGATATCGATGCGAGTGGCTTCGGCGCATATACCTCGGGAGGCACAGCTGCACGCCCTCTCGAGTATGTGACACCATACCTTGAGGCGGATCTCTTTGAATTAACCTTCGCACAATCGGCGGATACGGTGACCGTTACCCACGTAGGGTACGCACCTCAAGAGCTGGCCCGCACCGGCGCCCTGAGCTGGACGATAGGGCCGATCACCTTCGCCCCGAGCATTGCAACACCGGCGACCCCCACGGCGACCCCTACCGGCAGCGGTTCAGTCGATTATGATTACGTGGTCACTGCCATCTCAGCGACCGGTCTCGAGGAGTCATTGGCCTCGGGGATAGGGAGCACCACCAATGCGGCGACATTATCGGTCACCGTGTTCAACACCATCACAGGTACGAACGTCTCAGGCGCGGTACGCTATAACGTCTACAAGGGCGTGAATGGCATCTTCGGTTACATCGGACAGACCGACGACCTGACCGTGGGCTTCGTCGATGACGGATATGTCGCTGACCTACTCGCGACCCCGCCAATCAACCAGACACCGTTCGGTAGTGCGAACAATTACCCCGGCGCCGTAGCCTACTACGACCAGCGCAGAGCCTTCGCGGGCACGCTTAACCTGCCACAAACTACGTGGACCACGCGTCCCGGCACGAGCAGCAACTTGAGCTACTCGATCCCGCCACAGGACAACGACGGTCTGACCTACGCGATTGACGCGCGACAGGTGAACCAGATACTCCATCTCGTCCCTCTTGCGGATCTGCTTACGCTGACCAACACAAGCGAGTGGAAAGCGAGCGCAGGGGGTGCCGATTCACTCACCCCTTCAACCATCAAGGCTCGGCCACAGGGCGCCGAAGGTTCGGCGAAGAACACCCCCCTCATCGCGGGCAACACCGTCCTATTCGTGGAGGCCCGAGGGTCTCACGTCTCGGCGATGAAGTTTGCACTCGAGTCGAATGCCTACGACAGCGAGGATGTGTCACTACTAGCCCCTCACTTCTTCGACGGCTACACAATCAACGATTGGACCTTCCAGCGCGCCCCGCACCCTATCGCATGGGCAGCACGCTCCGACGGTCGACTGTTGGGGATGACCTTTATCCCGAAGCAGGAGATCCAAGCGTGGCATAGCCATGACACCCCCAATGGCTTATTCGAGTCGGTATGTGCGATCCCCGAGAGCACTAACGAGGACATGGTCTATGTGGTGGTCAACCGCACCGTAGACGGCAATACCCGCCGCTATATCGAGAGGATGCACGTTCGCCGCTTCAGCACTATTGCCGACGCGTTCTTTGTGGACTCAGGACTAACCTACGACGGCGCGGCCACGGACACTATCACCGGCCTATGGCATCTCGAGGGCGAAGAAGTGGTTGCACTGGCCGACGGTAATGTCGTTCGAGGCCTCACGGTCACAAACGGCGCGGTCACCTTCGATGCAGAATTCAGTAAGATCCACATCGGGCTCTCGTATGTTCCCGAGCTGGAGACACTACCTGTCGCACTACAGGCCGAAGCCCTCGGCCAAGGCAATACCAAGAACGTGAACCGCGTCCTCCTCCGGGTAGACGAGTCCAGAGGCTTCTACGCAGGCCCGGCGGCTGACCTCCTCCGTGAGTACGCACAGCGCACAAGTGAGCCATGGGGCGCCCCCGCCGCGACCGTATCGGGCGTATTGGACGAGCTGATCGACGGCGACTGGAATCAAGACGGGTCGATTGTCGTCCAGCAGCGGGACCCACTACCTCTATCAATCCTATCTATTGCCATGGAGGTCGCTCAAGGTGATTAATATTCGACCAGCTACGGAAGAAGATTTCCCCCGCATGTTGTTCATGGCTATCGCTATGCACGCCGAGAGCCCGCGGTACAGGGGCCTTCAGCTTTCGCGCAGGAAGCTCTCGAACATCATGGAGCGTATGCACGATCACCCCGAACTCGGCGCCCTGCTTGTTGCAGAGAAGGACGAAGAGGTGATCGGGATGATGTGGGGCTACGTGGACGAATTCTTCTTCAGCGAGGAGAGGTACGCTACTGACATCCTGCTCTACGTGGTGACGGAGCACAGGGGCAGCCGAGCCGCGTACCAGTTGGTCAAGGCCTTCGAGGAGTGGTCCTACGATAAGAATGCCCGCTACGTTCAACCGGGCGTATCGACGGGGATTGATAACGATGGCTATGCGCGATTCTATGAGCGCATGGGCTATAGTGTCACAGGTTTAAATCTTAGCAAGACGGTGATGTAATGTGTGACTTAGGCGGGCTCTCTTTAGGATTAACGGCAATCGGCGGTATCTCGTCGGCTGCGGGCGCCGCAAGCGAAGCAGACATCACCCGAAGCAACTTTCTTTATAACGCCACGGTAGGCGAATTCGGAGCCGAGATGGCCGAGATACGCATACAGGATACGCTCGAGCAGGGGCGCTTCGCAAAGCAGGAAGTCGCGAGGGGAGCCAAGCGGGCCAAAGGCTCACAGATTGCGGAGGTCACGGGTCGAGGCATCCGGTTATCCGGCTCGGCGCTCGACATCCTCTCGGGTATTGACGTCGTCGAGGCGGTAGATCAAGGCATCGTTGAGGAGAATACCCGCAAGGCGGTATTCGCGGACGAGGTGGCGGCGCTTGACGCACGCACCGGTGCCGCATTCGCCCGGGCCAGCGCGCGAGGTATCGACCCTGCAATCGCCGCCGGTACGTCGCTGATTAACACCGCAGGACAAGTCGCGAGCCGCTGGTACACCCAACGGCAGGCGAAGGCAGGAGCGACCGCATAATGGCCGTCACCGTCCCTATTGAACCAACGGTTCAACGACAAAGCCTTCAGACGGGAAGCCTTCGTCGCGTCTCGCCCGGAACGGGCACACAGGCCGCCCAACAGTTGCAGGCCATCGGGCAGACACTCACGCAGCAGGCAGGCGTCCTCAACGAGGTTGCCGTCAAGCAGCAGCAGGAGCGCAACACCTCGCAGGTCCTCTCGGCCAAGACCGCCTTCGATGCACAATCCGCCGAGCGGCTGACCGAAGCGCGTAATGCTCAAGGCACGAATGCGTGGGGCGTTACCAAGCGCACCGGCGAGTGGTGGGACAAGACTACCTCCGAGCACATTGACAACATGGAGAACGCGGCGCAGAAGACCGCGCTCCGTAGGATCTTCGACGAGAAGTGGCCCGCAACGAAGGCCAACCTCTACAGCCACGAGATAGGCCAGCAGCGCAAGGCCGTAAACGACTCGGCGAAGGCCTCGATTCAGGCGGCCTCGGACTTGGCTGTCGCGAATCATAACGACCCGAATCTGGTTAATCAGGCGATCGCAGACATCTCTCGTACCGTGAAGGTACAACAGGCCACGAATGAGGGCTGGAGCGACGAGGTCTCTGAAGCGGCGCGCATGTCTCACCTCACGGCGTTGCATAAGAGCGTCATCGACGCCAAGCTGGACGAGAACCCCAAAGCCGCCGAAGCCTATTACCAGAAATACAAGGACCAGATTCGGGGCACTGACCATCCCGTTATCGAAGACAGCCTCGCTACGGGTAAACGCATCCGGCAGTCGCAAGAATTCGCGGACGAGATGAACCTCGAGGGTAAGACCGAAGAGGAGCAGATTGCCGCAGCCCGTAAAAAGTTCGAGGGCGAAGACGAGGCCGAGGCCATCGCGGAGGTCACTCGCCGCTTCTCGCAGCGTGAGGCCGCACTCTCTCGTTCACAGGAAGAGGCGAACCGAGTGGTCAATGATAAGCTATTCGAGGGGGCAACCTATGACAGCCTCCCCGCTTCAGAGGTGGCGAAGCTGACCCCCGCGATGCAGCAGAAAATACGCGACCCGAACTACGGCAAGATCACCGACCCGGCGACCTATCGTATGCTTACGGACATGCACCAGCGAAGCCCTGAAGAGTTCGCACAGCTACCCCTCGGCGACTTCGACGGACAGCTGAATGCAACCGACCGGAAGCACTTCGCTAATATGAAGTCAAAAGCCGCGGCGAACCCAAAAGACCCGAAGCTGGGCAGAACTCGGGGGCAGATCATGTCTCAAGGCGCGGCGGGTGTTGGTCTTGATCCAAAGGATGCGACGAAGGACAGCTCCTCGGGCAAGAAGGTTCGAGAGTATTACAATCGTATTGACACCGAAGCAGTCGCGATCTTCGACGCTACGGGCAAGCCCGCGACCGACAAAGACATCCGCGACATCACGGACCGCCTCTCTATCGAAGTTATTGAGACCGGGTGGGTGTGGGACTCTACGCTATCGGCTGGTACAATCGAGATCGAAGGAGTGCCTTCGGACTTGATCCCCGAGTTGGCCGAGAGCGTACAAGCTACGGGCACCGAGGTCTCCGACGAGAACATACTGAAGCTCTATAACTATTTGAACGAACCGAGGTAATCATGGCTGACGATTGGCTGGAGGATGCTGCTGGCAATATGCAGCAGGGACAAGAGAAGGCCAATTCACTCCCCGGAGAGGATGACTGGATCGCGCCCGCCGCTAACGAAATCCGCAGCAAGCACAAGGCGACGCTGACTACGAACCTCACCTCGGCTTCACAGGTCGATCCCGACCAGTTTGCTAAGGTTAATCAGGAAGCGGAGACCGTAGGGCTACCCGTTGATGTTGCACAGCGCAACCCCGAAGTCTTACCGAAGTTGAAGATGGCGAAAGCCGCACAGACTTTATTCGGCCAGAAAGATACCCCGGCCACGCAGAGTTCGTTCCAGAATCCCGAGTTCGCGAAGGTCGCGCATGACCGCGTCGAGGAGCTTGGCTTTTTTGAGCGGCAGATTAATATGCTCAAGAGGGGCACGATAAACACTTTCGGAGTCACGGGCGAGTTCGTCGGCTTCAAGATCAACTCTCTGCTGGAGGCGCTCGGCGAAGGCCTGCTCCCCAAGCCGCAGGGCATGAGCGACGCAGAATGGGAATGGTCGAAGGCCAAGGGCAAAGAGGCGACCCGCTCAGGCGGCTTGCAGTTCGCAGCTAAGTCTGCTGCTGAAATCCCCGAGGACCCTTTGATCTCGGAGCTGTCGCGCCGTATCGATGAGCAGGAAGACACACTCGGCGCGGTATGGGAGGGCACCAAGTACCTCGCCACACACCCGAGCATCTTTGTCTCCCTCCTCTCCGAGCAGATTCCGGGGCTTTTAGCGTTCGGCCCGATAGGCGCGAAGGCAGGGCAGGTCGCCCGCACATTGGCGGAACCTGTACTCAAAAAGACTATCGCGAGCCAAGCAGTCCGCAACGTCATCGACAAGGGCTTGCCACTGGCGAGCGCGCAGTTCACTTCGAACACGGGCATGGTCTTCGGTGCAGAGCTGACCGAGGGGCTGACTCGGGGCATGACAGTCTCGGACGCGGCGAGCAGGGCAGGCACTAAGGCGATTACGGAGGGCGGCATCAACGCGCTCAGCGGATTCCTACCAATCCCCACAGGCACCTCCAAGCTACAGCGCCTCGGCTCTACAGTAGCCGAAGCGGAGAAGCAGGGTATATTCGGGGCACTGGGAGCCGCTGGCGCCGCTGAAGCGGTTGACGAGGAGATTAGTATCTCCGAGCTATTCCTCGAGCACTGGGGCGAATTCGTAACAGCGCCGGGCGATCTGGCGATCGTCGCACTGACTGACCCCACTTCAACCAAGGCTAGGACCCGCGAAGCGGTGAAGCTGATGGGCGAAGTCTCTCGTGCGGAAGAGGCCGTCGGCGTAGCTTCACAGATGGAAGTGATCGGCGAGCTGGCCCGTGACGAGGAGCTGCGTACTCGCGATCCGGCTGCGTTCAACGAGTTCGTCGAGAAGGTTGTCGGCGAAGACGCTGATGTGATTTACATCGAAGCGGCCAAGTTCAACGAGATACTGGAGCAGTCAGGGCTTGATCCTGAAGAGGTCATGGCAGAGTTGCCAAGCGTGAAGGCACAATTCACCGACGCACTGGCTACAGGGGGCGACCTGAAGATCCCCCTCGGCGAGTACATCACCAAGATTGCAGCCACCGATTACCATGCCGAACTCTCACAACACGCGAGACTCCGCCCCGAAGGGATGAGCCCCGCCGAGGCGGCTGCATGGCAAGAGACCGCGCTCACTGAATTCGAGCAACGCGCGCAGGAAGGCGCCGATCAAGAGACCCTCGATAAGGAGGCCGCCCCTGCCCGTCAAGTCTACGAGCGCATCCGTGAGCAGCTCGGCGCCATCGAGCAGCCCGACGCACCGCGCGTAGGGGTCTTCGGTCGCAAGGGTAAGCTCTCGCAGAAGACCATCGACGGCTACGCGCGCCTGCACCAAGCGGTCGCGGCCTCGCTCATCTCTCGCGGCATCGACCCTATGCGGTACTACGGCGAGCTATTCGTACAGGGCGAAGTCCCCGCTGCGGTGGATGGTGAACAGTTTGACGCGGCCTTGCGCCAAGAAGAAATACCTACTACCATTAGTGGTATAGAAGTAGAGGAAATCACAGATGCCCAAGAACAACAGAGAATCATTGAACAATACCGGGCGCGGGTTGCTGGACGACCTGCCCGAGAATCCGAAATCGCTGCAACAACTATTAGCGGACAACCCGCAAGAGATGGCTGGCATCGAGCCACTCGCGTTACTCGAGGCGGACGACCAGCAACAGTCTATCGGGGAAGTCGCCGAGGCGTAAGCCCCGAATCTTTCGAGACACTCGGAGCGAATACTGCGGTCCCCGCCTCTGGTCTCGGGATCTTCTTCTCATCGAGCGCGACAGAAGCGCAGGGCTATGGCCCTAATGTCTCCGAGGTCTTCCTCGACATTCGCAATCCGAAGGTCTACACCCTCCCTGAACTGAAAGCACTCACCGCCGAAGGGCATTTCGACGACATCACAACGGCGATGCTGTTGGCCGAGTCGCTTCGCGTTGACGGCCACGACGGTATCGCCATCGACGCACGCGCAGACGGAGGCCCTGTACACTTCATTGCCTTCGAGCCCGATCAGGTTATTCATGCGGAGACGGTAGCGCAGCCCGAGGAGTTGTTCCAAGTGGCAGAAGACTTCGATCCCGAGGTCATCGCCGAGAACATCGAAGCGATTGAGGCACGCGCCCGCGCTAACTTCAATCTGGAGGAAGGCGAAGAGATAGCGGATTACCAGCTCGAGAGCGCCACACGCGACGTTATGGCCGAACTTGAGCCTGTTGAATTCGAGCAGCAAGACCGCGATTTATTTGTAGCCCACAACCTCAGTGCTGAGAACATCCTAG